CTGTCAGACGTTTCCGGATTGCCTTCTGCCAGCCTTTCAGGAATACCCTGATTTCCTCGATTCCCGGTTCTTCGTCATAATAGCTTCTGTGCTGTCTGATCGTGCCTCCCGGCTCTACTTCGATCGTGTAGAATGGGATCCCCGGTGTTTCCTGTCTTCGCAGGAAACAGATATATGTCTCTCTGCTCTCGATCCTGTCAAAATATCGTTCACTGCTGCCGGCGCAATGATGCAGCGCACGTCCTTCTTTCACGATATCCACTAACGTGTTCGGTACAATGATCTTATATTCTTCATCTTCGTACTCATATCGGCTCTTGATCTCTTTCAGGATCTCTTCTGCTTCCGGAAACTTCTGCCGCATCTCCTGTGCATATGCTTCTTTTCCCTCTGCATTGTTTTCCAGTTCTTTCAAGATCTGTATCTGCTGCCGGTCTACAACGACTTCATCATGTCTGCGTTTTAGTTCTCTTGGACGATAGACCATCTCGTCAGCCATATTTTTACAACACGCTTCACACATACTGAGATAATCTTTATATTCTTCAAGAACAGCTCTTGCCGTCATTCCTGCATACTGCTCTTTTTTCTGCCTTTCGATGTAGTTCATGATCTTCTGTGGACTCATATATTTTTCCAATCCCCGGATGTCGCTTGGTTCTATCTCATTCTTCATCATCCACTGTACTGTCTCTTTTGAGATCTTCTGCCCTGTCTCGTCTGAATACTGCATCCAACGTACCATTCTGTTCCCACCATGTTCGTCACGAATCCGGTTGATTTTCTGACGGTCTTGGATTCTGAACATTCCCTCAATGCTTTCCTCTCTCATGTCCAGTGGTCCATAGTATTGTGTCGGATATCCCGGATAGTCTGTACAGCCGATCGTATCTCTCAGCAGATTCCAAAAGCGTCCTTTTGCCAGGTACTCGATCTTCTGTGCATATCCTTTCATCTGTCCTGTCCCTGCCACAAGTCTGTTGTAGTTCAGTTCCATTCCCGTCTTCGATAAATGCTCCAGGACTCTTGTTGCTTCGCTGTAAGTGGTTCCGTCTAATATCTGGCCAAATTCTCCCGGATACAAGTAACCTTCTCTTGCTCTTAGATTTTTCCGGTTTCCTTTTGTCCATCCATCCCAGGAGTCCTCGTAATAGATCATGTATGTCTTCTTCAATTTTCTGTTGGAGTAGACCTTGTACAATAAAATTCTGATTTCATCTCCAAGCTCTACATAATGTCTTCCATTGTCCCATCCGACCTTTGCTTCTATGATCCGAAGCACGCTTGTATCTTCATCTACCGGCTGGATGAGATAGCAGCTCTTCCATTTCTGTTCGATATGGTCTGTTCTTGTCTTTGCCCTCACCAGTTTTCCGCAGGAAGGGCAGAATACCATATCATTGTGCCGGATCTTCTTTTCTCCATCCCGTCGTTTGATTTCTTCCGGCCAGCTGGATTCCCCGCAGTTCGTACAGACAAATTCTTTCGTTTCCCTATTCCGGAACATGTAATCCTCTCCTGCTGCCTGTTCAAAGAACCATTCTCTTAGATTCTTCGGACGACCTGGAACTTTTCTCATCAGGTTCATGAGTTTTATTTTCCGGTTTGTTTCACATCTTTCCCTGATCTCGCTGTTATAGCTATGTTCCAATCCGTTGATTCTCTCCCACGGGCTGTTGTTCCACGCTCTGTGTCTAATCAATTCTTTGATCCTGTTTGCGTCTTTCTTCTGCAGTTTCGGATAATCGTCATATGTTCTCCATTCCCAGTCTCGCCAGTCCTCGTTCAGTGCATTCAGGATGCCGCCTTTTCTCCACCCATGTTGCTCTTTCCAGTACTCATGTTCCCCTGTCTCACAGTTGATACAGTACCGTACCAGCAGTTCCTTCGCCTGATAGATATTTAGGATCAGGATTTCCCCCAACTCCTGTAGCGTGGCTGTGAGTCCTTTTCCTGCCGGTTTCTTTGGTTTAATGCGTTCAATCGCTTTTCGTTTCATTTCTGCACCTCCACCCATTCTCTTTCTTCTGTCATGGAATAGATCTGATGTGCTTTCGCTTGTATTCCGTCAACATTCCTCACGCCTGCTGCCACTGGCTTGCCTTTCTCATCCTCTACGATCAGTCCGATCACTGTTCCGTATTCGCCTTTCACTTCCGGATGTTTTCCCCTCGCAATCGCTATCTTTGTCTCTCCGATCGCTTTTGACCTCTCTTTTTCTGCGTATGCACCTCTTTCTCTTTTCTCCCACGTTCTCTTCGGATGGATGATCATATATTCCATTGCTGCCATTGCAATCTCCATAAGTGTCAGTTCTCTTAATAATGTCAGCTCTGTAGATACGACCATTGAACATCCGTCTTCTTCGTCTATACTCCCGCCAGCTTCGCACAGAAAGAATTTGTTCTTTCCATTGATCGGATACCACTGCAGGCAATCCAGGATGTACTCCGCCGCATGGAATCCAGTTGATCTTGTTTTGCTTTTCTCTTCCCTGTAAGTCTTCCCTTTCTCGTACTGGAATGTCCCTTTTCCGTGTTTTGCCTGAATTTTTTTATTGAACCCTTTGTATACTCTCATTTTTTCTCACCCAGATAGTACTCTCTCACGATCTCTTTGATCTGTGCCTTTCCTGGAATGCTGATATACAGTGGTGGTCTCAAGCCTGCTGCCTTGGTGATTCTGTCATCTAACTGTGTTTTGGCATTAAATGCCGTCTTCAAGACCAAAGCCATGCAGTCTTTCAATGACTTTCCTTTTCTTCTGACTGCAAGAGCCATCTCTTCATTTTCCATGCATGATTGTTTGATGGAATCCGTCCAGTCTTTCAGTGCTCCTTCCAGTTTCAGGTCCTTCGCTTCCAGTTCCAGTTTTCCAATAGCTGCAAGAATTGGTGTCGTCAGCTCTTCTATTGCACCGGTGCAAAAGTCCTCAGCGTCTTCCGGATCCAGTCCGTTCTCTTCTGCAATTGTCCTGATTGCTTCCAGGTCTCCTTCTTCCAACTGTGCTTTTGCAGCACGGTTGATTTCTTCGCAAGAATCAAATTCTCCAAACTTCTCAAACATCTTTATACCTCTTCTCCTTGCAAGTACGCTTCAAGCGTCCTTTTATACTCACTGTTGTCTTCGTATACGATCTCTATCTCGTGTTCTTTGCTTTCTTCCAGAAACAACTGCCACAGTTCCTTGTTCTGTATGTCTTTTCCGTCTGACTTTCTCCACTCTGCCCGTCTCCACTTCTCCGGATTGTCTGCCTGGACCATGTTACGGATAAATGTATTCCTTGTGTAGAATATGATATGGCATGGCTCTGTGAATCTCTGCATTGCCCGGATCATGGCTAACAGAACGCTGCGGTTATGTGTTGTTTCCTGTTCCTCCTCTCTTAGAAATCTGTCTTCTACCTGTCCATTTTTCCTTGTAAACACTAAAGCTGCAGCATATTTCCCATGCTTTGGTTCTGTTGGACCTGTAATCGTTGTCTCTATGTAGACTTTCACCGTCTTCATGTCTTCAAATCCTCCTGTTCAGCCGGATCAATGTGTATCTCCGGTACTTGAACCCAGTGGCCGGATTGATTCCTTCATAGCTCTTGGCAATGTAATAGCCGTTCTTTTGTTTGATCTCTTTTGGCCATCTTGCCAGTTTTTTCTTCTTTGGTGGTTTCAGTGGCATGTTCCTCGAAGTGCTGTAACTGGATTCACTGAGCCTTGGCTTGTCCCTCTTTCCGTCTTCCCTCTTTTCTCCCACCTTCTCGTTTTTGGTGATGTAGGATGCGAGCTGTGAGAAATCCTCTTCGTAGTATTTGCTTTTCTCCAGTTGTTCTGCATAGATTCCACCGTGTGGCCAACATTCCTCTACCCAGCGGATCGTATCCCGGCATCCGGTGATTACCATGTGAACGTGCCATGCTCCCTTGGTCCCTTTCTCAATGTTCCGGATCCAGCGCAATTCGATCTGTTCTTTCTTGTATCTTGTTCTTAGCTTGCTTATCAGATTCGTGAAATCCTTCTTTGCTTTCGCCATGTCCGGAGGTCTTGCCTCGACTCTGTACGTCAACGTCAGGAAGTAGTCTCCCTTGCCAAAGTACTCCAACAATCTATGTCTGGCTGTCTCCGCCTTATTCATGGCGTTCACTACTGCCATCTGCTCCGGTGTAGGCTTTCTCTTCTTTTCTCTTGGCAGTCCCCTTGCTCCATACCTGCCATCATGGTATTCCTTCACCTCCAGGATGTCTCCTTTCCGGAAGGTGTGTGTTACTCTCTTCGTTGCCATCGTATACCTCTATCTTTAATATCTTAATCTAGTATTAAAATGGGGCAGAATCCCCGTTTTTCTTGACTTTCTGCCCCACAGATGTTAAGATAATAATGTCTTTAATATCTGCGAGACAAAAGTCTTGCATTCAACACTTCCGTTACCTCCGGAAGTGTTATTTTTTTATCTGTTTTTCCAGTGTCCTTGCGATCGAATTCAGCGCATAGAAGCTTGTTGATACAGCCAGTCCGATCAGGACGCGCTCCAGCGTTGACTCCGGTGCTTTGACCGATATAGAATATGTAATTGCTGCTCCGGAAGCATAGAAGAGTCCAACAAGCATTCCAATGCCCGTGATAAACCTTGTCCTCCAAAGGCTCATTCTAATATGATGTATTCTCCTTTGTTCTTCTTCCTGGCGTACTCGTTCGCTTCTTCCCATGTTCCAGAGCAACAGCCCAGTTCCTGTGTTTTCGTCCATCTGATACTCCATGTGTGGTCTTTCTCCCTTCTTCCTTTTTTGTATGATGTGCACGGATAACAGCGGCTGCGTTCCATACAGCTGTTTCTGTGTTGACAGTAACAACAATCCTCCATGCTTGTCCCTTTCCACCGCCTAAGCGGTTTTATCCTTTCTTGATCTCAGATGCTCGTTTATGATAGTTGATACATCATTGATCACTTTTTCATGCTCCTTTTCGCTTTTCCCCAGATAAGCTGAATCATCGAATTTATATGTGCATCCGCTTTCTGTCTTTTTGATCTCTACGATCACCTGCATCACCTCCTAGAAAAGTTTATGTGTTACGGTTTGTACTTGTTGCTATTTATTCCGTAATCTCCCATGATTCAGAAAGTAGCTCTCTCGTTGTTGGTTGCCATCCTTTAACTGGGTGGCTTCCATCTAATTTCATTAATGTACATGTCCCTGCTGTCTCCACTTTTACCCTTGCAGTTGGATTTTCTCTCATGCATTTTTTCTCCTGCAATGCTTTCTTAGATGCTTCGTAGATATTCATCTCTTCTCGCCTCGCTTACTATTTTCTATTTTTTTCGTGAAATATTGGAACATTCTATGTGATAACTGTGTCTTTTGTTATTGAGGAAATCGTATCTTCTAAAATAGTTCGTGCAGTACCTACTGTTATTTTGTTTTTCCGCATGATTTCTATGATTTCCTCAATAATTTGATTTACTTTTTCTCCATCCACACTTTCTTCAATACCATTTTCATAGAAATCATAGTTGACATACCTCTTACTCATTCTCTTATCACCTATCTTGCATTATCCCTTGGTGTATGCAGCGATTAATGCGATAATTGAAATAATCGCCGGAAGCCACGGGTATCGTTCTGGAAACGATGCCCAATCTATTTTCTTTTTCATTTCTTCTCTCCTCTTTCACTATTTCTTTCCCTATGATTAATATCTTTAGGAAAGGTTCTGCTCCTTCTAATCTCGTATAAGATTTCATGAAGCAACGCTGTTTGATACATGATTTCCTTTCCTATAATCGAGTCCGGATCAATGCATACTTGTTTTTTCCTTTTTTTCTTTTCTTTATTGATTTCATCTCTTTGTCTTTTTGCAAACAATGAAATTTCCTCGTAGATATTCATCTCTTCTCTCCTCTCTTGCTGTTTCTCATTACTATTAACGCATCAATACATGATGGTGATTTAGAATCTGCTATTCCCCAACTTGAACAGCTTAGGCCGCAGATAGCTGAACTATTGCAATCATTGTGACTGCCACGCATATACAAAGAGCATATATTAGATACAGCCAGAATGTTTCCGGTTGTATCTTTTTCATTACAATGCATCCGATAACTGCAGCTATCCAAACGAGCCCAACCATAATCCAATTACCCATCTCTTCTCACCTCACTTGCTATTTTCTATTTTTTCTCCTATACTTTTCTTACAGGCTCCCGCTAGAGC